CAAGGAGCGTCGTACCAGAGCCGCAGAACGGTTCAAACACAATGTCACCTGCGTCGGTGTACGTTTCCATGACGTGCTGCGGTAACGCCACCGGGAACACGGCCGGGTGATCGATGTCCTGTCCGATCTTGCCCTTGTGTCTCATGATGCGAATCACCGAATCCGGAATCTTGGTCTCCTGAGTGGGCGTGCCGGCGGCAGTCCAGCCACCGATCGTTCCATCCTTTTTGCGCATGGCCGTTGAACTGCCGTCCTTGCGCAGATGGGTTTCCTGGCCGGCAAACTTGCAGGGCACGATCTTGTTGGCTTGGCGGGCCTGGCGGTTGAAGTGAAAGACGAACTCGAAGGATGGCGCCAGCCGACCGTTCCAGTCGCCGGGGAGTCCCGGTCCCTGGTCCCAGACGTACCAGGCAAAGCGTCGCCAGCCTTGGGTGCGCATCCAGTCGAGCCAGCCATTCCAGTACGGGATGACTTCGTTGTCGCGGTGGATCAGTCCGAGATTGACCAGCACCTGCCCATTTGGGGCCATCGGCAATTGATTGAATACGCCGCGCATCAGGGCATCCCAATCAATGATGGTGTTCGTGTAGTCCCGTTGATTGCCGTAGGGCGGGGAGGTGAAGCAGAGTTTGGCCTTGTCGCCGTCCATCAGTGCGGCGACTACGGTGGGGTCGGCGGCGTCACCGCAAATCACGCGGTGCGCACCCAGTTGCCAGACATCATTGGGACGCGTGACCGGATTGACCGGTGCATCGGGCACCTCATCGGCGGCATCGACATCAGAGGCAGTGGTTTCGTTCTCGGTTGATGCACCCTCGGCGTCGACCAGCAACTCCTGAATCTCGTCATTGGAGAATCCAGTCAGCGTCAGGTCGTAGCCCGACTCGGACAACTCAGCCAGTTCGATCGCCAGCATTTCCTCATCCCACCCGGCGTCGAGCGCCAAGCGGTTGTCGGCGATCACGTAGGCGCGCTTTTGAGCCGGGGTGAGGTGGCCGAGTTCGATGACCGGCACTTCGGCCAGCCCCAGTTTGCGCGCGGCAGCCAGACGACCGTGGCCGGCGATGATTCCCATGCTCCCATCCACCAGGACGGGATTGGTCCAGCCGAATTCGACGATGCTGGCGGCAAGTTTTGCCACCTGCGCATCGGAATGCGTCCGAGGATTGCGCGCAAAGGGGATCAGCGTCTCGACCTTCCGGTACTCGACGTTCAAGGCGTGGGTCATGGAATGCAAAAGCCCGCCACGGTGGGCGGGTCAGTAATGGGGTGGTAACTGGATTCGGGTGGTAACCGGGGTGGTAACTGGTAACCCCGTTGCACGGCCTGACGCTATCGAAGGGCCGGGCTGTCGCCTCCCGCATGGGATTTTGGCCAGGAAGGACCCGTCGAATTTTCTGACTGCGAGCGATATGGTTTCACACCCACACCGCTCGCCAGATCATAGCTGTCATCCTACCCAAAAACCGGGGTAGATGTTGCACGGCCAAAAACCGCTCAACCCCTATCGTTGCCGCTCTATTGCTCGCACTCACGCTAATTCACGTTAAATCACGATTGCATGACTGACTATTCACGGCAGCGTATTGACCTGCTATCCTAGGGGCTGGCTGGATCGAAGCCTGCTGCCCACCTTGGCGCACCCGGACGGGACGATCATCACCGATTTGCATTTGAGATTCCTAACCAGCGGGTCTCGGCAGTGGGCACCGGTTTTCCGCGAACTGGATAGGAGTTGCACAATGCGTACCCAAATCATCATCTCATCGGCTGACGTCGAGAAGCTCAAGCAGAAGGCCCGCAAGATCAAAAAGGATAGTGAGGCACCTCACCATGAATCCTTGGATCAGGTAGCACAGGCTGCCGGCTTCAATCACTGGCACCATGTATCGGAGTCGGCCAAGGCCTTCAAGCCGACCGAGCAGGCTTACTACTTCGGTGTGATCATCGCGATGGACGTAAAGGATGCGATGGACTTCCGCGATCCTGCTGGCGGATTCGTTGAAGACCCGCTCGCCTTTGCCATATGTGCCGACGACATCTACGCTTTTAGCCGAGAGGTCGATGGCGATGACGACGAAGGTGCTGGCGAGGATCCACACTACGAGGAAGACAAGAACGAGTGGATGCAAGACGAAATATTGAACTACGTCTTCTTCCGTCACACATGCTCTAACGTGCCAGAGCATGTCAATGACGTCGTAACGATGGTGCGTGATTGTTCGTTCTGGCCACCCGTATTCATCTGGCACAAAGGTTCATTCCAAGAGAGTCCGAGCGATCACGCCATTGATGATGACGGCGAGATCGTCGGTATTCGGTTCTGATCATCCTCGTGGCGCGAGCGATGGCCCGGCATTGAGGTGTTGGGCCACCACCTGCAGTGCCTTCTGCCACCGTCGCCATGCCGTGGTGCGGTCACAGCCGAAGCGCCGACAGATGTCCTTCCACTCGCGCTGCTTGGCCCGCATCCAGATCAGATGGCGTTGCTCCTCCTCGAGCCATTGCACCCAGCGCATCGCTTCCAGCATTCGGTCGATGGACTCGGGGGTTGGGGGCGGTGGCCGGTACTCGTAGTCCCTGTCCGTGAAGCCTTCCCACTCCTTGCGTGCGAAGACTGGCCACACGTTGAAGTAGCCCTGCACTCTGACCGGAGGCAGTCGCCGTCCCGTCTCGGCCGCATCGGAGAAACGTGCTGCCACGTCATCCATCGTCCACTCAGCCATGACGATTCCCTCCATAGAGCCGTTCGCCAAGTCTGCGCACAAACTCCCGCTCGACGAAGTCCAGACGGTCATCCTGCTCTGACACCACGAGGATTTGCTGATCACGCCAGCCGCTCTGCTTGATGATCTCCAGGTCGCTGGTCTGCGGTTGCAGGCGACCGAGCGGACAACGGTAGGTGTTTGCTGGAATCTTCATCTCACACCTCCTGCGTCTCGATGGCCCAGTGCAGCAGCGCCAGCGCATCGGCTTCGTTGTCATCGACCGGGGTGAAGCCGCGTCTGACGACTGCCGCGATCATCTCGTCCTTGCTTGCATTGCCTTTGCCGGTTGCGTGCTTCTTGATCGTGCCGACCGGAACGCCTTGGTATGGAATGTTGTGGTGCTCACACCAAGCGGTCAGATGGCCCATGAATCCGCCGTAGGCATGGGCTGCATCGACGCCCGCGTGCCGGCGTACTTCCTCGAAGAACACCGCGTTGATGTGGTCGCTGGCAGACAGCAGTTCGTTGAGCCATCGTTTGAACCGCAGGAAGCGCATGCCGCCGCCTTCGAATCGTTGCGGCTTGAAGTGCTCGGTGCCGCTGGTGATGGTGCCGTCCAGGTGGTGCAGAGCCCATCCCGTGTGAGTGCCCAGATCGAGGGCCAGAATCGTTGCGTTCATGTCACGTAACTCCTTGAATATTGCGTGTAGTGACCGAAGGTGGCCCATTTGTCGTTAACTCCTTACGCGTGCACGTGTACGCACGTAAAGAGGGTTAATGAAAATACGGTCACCTTCGGTCACTAATTGCTATCAGTCGTCTCGGTAGGGGAGTCGCTCGCCATAGTCCTTGGGCTTGAGCGACAGCGCAGCGATGCCCTTCACCCCGCCAGTCATGCGCGTGCGCTCGAATCCTCGATTGCAGAGTTGCTGCATGAGCCAGCGACTTGTGCCGATGTATTCCCCGCGTCGATTGGCCCACTCCTGCCAACGCTGGAAAGCGTCCGCCACGGACACACGGGCCTGCGGGTGGCGCTGGCACTCCTCGTCAATGAATTCGCCTATGGCATCTTCTTCGTCGAAATACTCGTCGGTCGCATCGACCACCACCTTGGACGGCTTCAGCCCCATCTGCCGCCACAGTCCGCACCCTTCTGCCGCCCACGCGAGAATGCCGTCACGTTCCTTGAGCAGTTTCTCGGTGAGCTTGCCGTCACGCTTGCCAGGTGGAATCGTCACCGTGAACGGGATCAAATGCAGGCGGCGCTTCATGGCCTCATCCACGTTGCGGATCGATGGTTTGTGGTTGCCAGCGATCACCAGCTTGAACTGCGGCACGTACTCGAAAAAATCTTGGCGCATGAAGCGCGCCGAGACCTTGTCGCCGCCAGTGATCGCCTTGACCTTGGATTCGTTCCAGCGTCGCCCCTGTTCGGTTTCGATGGAGGATACGAAGCGCGCTCCGCGCAGCCCTGCCAGATCGGTCGGATGTCGGTCAGTTCGTGTTTCCATGAAGGTGTCCATGGGCGCGTTGGCCGCGTAGTCACCAAGGATCGTGGTGATGACGTTCACAAACACCGATTTTCCGTTTGCACCCGTGCCGTACAGGAAGAACAGAGCGTGCTCGCTGGTTACGCCAGTCAAGCAGTAGCCAACGACCCGCTGCAAATAGGCAGCAAGATCGGCGTCTCCGCCTGTCACGTCATTCAGAAATGTTCGCCATAGGGGGCACAAGCCTCGAGGCGTTGCCCTAGCGATCTTGGTCATCCGATCTGATCGCTCATGCGGCCGCATCCGTCCGGTTTGCAGATCCATGACGCCGCCAGCAGTGTTGATCAGCCAGGGGTCGGCATCCCACTCATCGGATGTCGAGGCGTGTCGGCGATCACTGCGGGTGAGTCGTTCGACGCCGCCCACCGTACTGCTAGCGGCGAGCTTGGCGGCCAGCCGATGGGAATCAGCCTTGACCGACGCATCTCGACAGACCTGGCGAATGAGATGGGCCACCAGCAGGGTGTCATCGGCTTGCCAGCGGTTGCCTGTCCACACTAGCCACTTGCCCCACTGCGCGCAGTAACGCCAGTCATCGGCATAGCGACCCGTGAAGGCCAGCGCCAAGGCGTCATCGGTTGCCCATACGGCGTGCTCGGTTTGGGCGGGAACGTCAGCACCTTGCGATGGCTTGACGCTGATGCGCGGCCCATTGGCGATGAAATCGGCGACATCAAACCCTTCGGCCAGTGCATCGGCCACATCCCAGCATGGAGGTTTGTCATCCGGCGGCAACAGCACCACACACGAGTTGGCACCGGCCGCCAACAGGGCATCGGCGGCGGTCATCGCGTAGGTCCAGCCCGGTTTGTCGCGGTCGGGCCAGATCAGCACGTTCTTGCCGGCCAGCGGTGACCAGTCGGTTTTTTCGACCGGCGCGTTCGCGCCATGCATCGCCGTCGTCGCGCAGATTCCTGCATCGATCAGCGCCTGCGCACACTTTTCGCCTTCAACCAGTACCACGGTGTTGGCATCCCGTATGGCCGGTTGGTTGTAGAGGGGGCGCGGCTCGGGTGGGGCCATCTTGCGCCGCTTCGCGTCCCACGGCCGGAACTCCTTCTTGCCCCCGGGCGGGTCGTAACGATAGACCACGGCAATCAGTTTTCCGTCCGCGTCGTGGTAATCCCACTTGGCGGTCGCTGGCCCGAGATCATCGGTCGGCACCTGGCGCTTGCCCTTCCGGATCGGGGCCGATGGCGCACGCCCAAGCACATCAGCGCAGTGCGTTAGCACCCTCGGAAAGTCGTGATGAGTGTCTGCACTGAAGTGACCGCCAATCAGCGTGAAAATATCGCCACCGGAGTCGTCGGCACGATCCGTCCAGAGTCCGGCCTTGTCGCCATCAAGGACGATTTCGAGGCTGTCGCCGGGACTGCCCAAGATGTCGCCGGTGTAGAACTTGCCCTTGCGCTTTTTGCCGGCGGGAAACAGTGTGAAGAGCACGGACTCCAGATTCGCGATGAGCGCCGCGCGAATCTCCTCACGCTCTGCATCCAGGTTGCGCTCGACCGGCTCGGGGATATCGTTGTAGTCGATCATTCGCCCCCCTCTGTTTCATGCTGCTTGTGATGTTGGGCCGACCACATTTCCAACTCAGACATCCGGAATCGGATAGTTCGACCTATCCGGTAGAACGGAATCTTCTTGGCATCGCGGCTCTTGGGCTTGGTGAAGTAGTAGAGCGGCAGATTCAGGGCACGAGAGGCGTGCCTGCTGTCTACCATCGGCTCTACGACCGTCGGTTCGGGAAGGGGATGCTTCATTGTGGTGTCCTCCAGCAGCGGTCTTGCCAGGCACACATCCGGCACTCGAAGTGGGTCTGCTCGGCAAACGAGCGTGGCAACAATTCGCCAACCTCGGTGGCAGTGATGACCTTTGCCGCCCGATCCGACATGCGTTGCGCCAGTGCTGAATCAAATGGCACGAGTTCGGCGTAAACCTCCATCGTGTCGGCGTTCACCGCCGTAAAGATCGCCGGGTGCTCGTGCAGGTCAAGATAGGCTTGGTACAGCGCCAGTTGCGCGGCATACACCGGCTTCGAGACGGCGAGCCGGTTCTTCTCTAGGTCGCGCCACGATTTCGAGCCGAGGCATTTGTTTTCCCAAAGCGCCGGGTAGGCGAAGACCTCGGGGCCACCAACGAATACGCCGTCGATGTGCCCTTGGAGCCGACCATCGGCCACCGAGAATCCGAACTGCTTGCCGTCGGCCTTGTGGGTCAGCAGATCGAATCCTGCACCGCGCAACCACGCGACCATGCATTCCTCGTTGACGTGCCCGCGCTCGAAGATGCGTAATATCCGCCCCTGCGTGTCACGCCCGTAGTCGACCGGTGCCTGTGCGTACTCGTACTGCAATGCACGCTCGCAAGAAACCCCAAGCCGCGATGCGCCAAGGTAACGACGTACCTCCTCCTTGGCGCGTGCCTGTTGCATGCCGGCATCGATGAGCGCAGTCAGTTGCCCCGCGATACTTGATGTGGAGTTGAAATCCATCATGGTTTCGTCTCCCACGGAAGGTCGTCTTCGATATCCGCAAACGGATCGCTGACCGTTTCCTTCATGCCCTGCATCGGCGGAAACTTGGTCGCCTCGTGAGCACCGACCATCGCATCCGTGTAGCAAGTGACGATGGCGTCGATGACGCGTAACGCCTCCTTTTCCGAGTAAGTCCCGAGGGGCTTCTCGAAGCCGATTTCGCCTGCAGCCTCGCCGAAGGCCTTGAGGCATTGCCGCATGGATGCAATCTCCATCTCAGACGGATCGATCATGACGACCTCCTTGCCGTACTGCTTGGCATCGACCCAGTTGCCGTAAAGTTTGTGGAATGCGTCCTGGCAGCGACGGCTGCAGAACACCCAGTCGAGCGGATAGCGCCGGGGGTCGGCGATCTTGAAGCGGCCATCCAGATGGCCGAACCCCCTTGCCTGTCGTTTGCAGACCCAACATTTCATTCACCCTCCCGCTCACTGTGCCCAGGAGGGCTTGCCGGTCGTCGCCGGGCGTTGTGGTGCAGGTGCGCTCGACACAGCCGGAGCCGGCGTTGCGCCACCGGTGGGAGCACGAGAAGACGTGCCCATCAACGCGGCATAGTCCTTGTGGTCGGGCTCGATGGCGATCTTGAGCACGTTGCGGTCTTCGCCTTTGGCGTCCTTCTCCACGTCGACTCGGGCCAGGAATTCGATGCCGTCGAGTTCGTTGAAGCCCTGAATGCGTCGGGCTGCTGTTGCCTGTGGCCCGTTGTCCTGCGGATGGACGTTGCGGGCGCTGTTGAGAATTGCCCGGATCATGCTGCGACCCATCTGCCCCCACGTCGGGCCCTTGCGGGACTGGAGCCCGATGTTCGACCACATCTTGCGTTTCGCGAACGCTCCCTCCAGCACCACGAACTCGCAGGCGAGGTACACGCTGCCGGTATCAAAACTTTCTGTGGCATAACCGCCCGTCCATCCTTGGGCCGGATCGTCGTGACCACCGGGCTTGATGGTCATGCGCACACGGACGAGGGTGCCTTTCGGAATTAAGTTGAATGCGCCCTGTTGAGCTTCGGCGTCGTTGTAGTCAAAGTGGGTATTGGCGTTCATGTCTTGCTCCTGGATTTGGTTTCAGTTTTGGTGGGCGGGACGACAAGCGATTTCTTCATGGCCTTGGCTCGGGTTTCGAGGTCAACCATCTGGACATTCATGTCATTCACGCGATGTTTCAGTTCCAACAGGCTGTGTCGCAGCCAGGTGTTCTCGGCGGTGAGCCGCCGCACCGTGGCCTTGGTGGCCTTGACGTAGGTATCGAACTCGGCGTCGGTCATGGCGCGACCTCGCCGAGGCACTTCCGGATGAGCTTGCCGAGATCGGGTTCCTCGATGGCATCGAGTCGTCCGCTTCTGTCCTTGCTTGGATAGCCATCAGGATTGTCGGCTCGGGTAACGAAACCCCGATAGGGCGTGCCGTCGTCGGCCTTGAGAATGGCGAGCGTCACCACTTCATCAAGGACGCCCGGCAACTCCAACGCGGTCTTGCTGCCTTCCAACTGCAACTGGTAGAAGCGCCGGTTGTAATCGTCAGTTTTCGTTTCGAGGATCGCGACGTAGATGACGTGCTTATCCCGGACGTGCTGCAAGTGGGTGAGCGCCGTGATCATTTCCTGGCCGAGCAGTCCATAGGCTCCGCGTGTGTCCGGTTTGCCGTTTTTCTCCGAGTACGCCTGTGGCTGCGCCTTGCACCAGGCAAAGCACAAGCGCGAGAGAACGGTCAGCGAATCGACGAAATAGAACTCGTACTTCGCCAACTGCGCCGGGTCGCCGTACTTGTCGCAGACATGACGGAAGTGCGCTTCCGAGAACGGCTGATCCGAAGTTGCCGTGGGCAGTGGACCGGCGAGAAACACCACCAGATCCCGGAATTCACCCCACGTGCGTGGTCGTACTGAATCACCAGACCAATCCTTGACCGACAGATCGCCAGCTTCGAGGTCAACGAACAGGGTTTTTTCGGGTGGCAACGTTTTCAGTTGGGTGGTCTTCCCCACACCGGGGAAGCCCACCAGACCGACCTTGGCGCTGTGACGCTCCTTAAGCCGTTCTTGGGCTGAGATGATGGGCAGAGCCATTACGCAGCCTCCTTCAACAGTTCACACACTTCCGGTCGCCACAGAATCTGGTAGCCGGAATGCCCGTTGCGGGAGTACGGTAGGGCCTCGCCCCAAGCGCGACCGGCGTCGGTCAATTCCCACTCGTCCCTGTCGTTACGCTCCTGATAACCCAGTGCGGCCAGTCGGAGATTGACGGTGCGTGCCGACAGGCCGATCTGCTCACCGAGCTTGGTTGGATTGACCGCTGCCAGAGGTTCGTTGCAAGCCGGCAGCGCACGACGCATCGTTTCCACCGACAGGCCGGTGTTTTCGTGGATGCACGTCAGCGTCGCTGCCATCGCGATGCCGTACTTGACGCCCGGCACCTTGGCCACCGCCTCGCCAATTAGCAGGATGGCGGTAACACGATCCTGGGTCGGTGCCGGCAGCGCGGCGACAGAACCGGGCGCGGCGTAGGAACCGGTCTTGCGGATGGAGGGCAACACCTCGCGGGTCACCCACCGCTTGAACCGTCTCGCCTCGGCCTTGCGGCTGGTGAAGATCAGGCTGTAGAGGCCAGACTCGTTGATGGTGACCATCTCCTGCTGGCCGCCAGGGGTCTGCATAGCACGCAGACCCTTTTCATCGTCATCCAACCGGCGCGTCTGCTCTGTGCTGATGGTTATCGCTGCGCAGACATCGGCGGCGACGAACCACGGTTCACCATCCTCGCCCATGACAACACGGACATTATTCGACTCGAAATCGAAAGCGACGATCTGGTTCATTTCGTCACCTCCTCGGCGATTTGACCGATCTGGTCAGCACCAACCGCGCCGCGCTTGCGGGAAAATGTGTAGAGGTAATCCAGAGCACTGCGCCGGCAACTGATCGCCATGCTTTCCTCGCTCAGCGTCTGGACCGCAAAAGCGATCTCGTCGAGAGAAGCGTCGAGCAAGGGCTTGACGACCAGATTGCGGTAGCGGTCGTAGTAGCAAATCTCTGCGGGCAGGTCTTCGCCGCGATATGCGCCGAGGTGACGACGGAGTTTTTCAAACAGGGGATTGGTGCTCATTCGGAAGGCTCCTGAACGAAGGCAAGGCGAAAGGACGCCTTGCCGGGTTTGACGGTACGGGCGGCGGCAAACTGCTCTTTGAGCGCCGGTGGCCAGTTGTTGAATCGGGTTTCGGAAACCGAGAGGTCAGCGTCCATGTAGTCCTGGACGCGCTCGCCGGAGGCAACGATGCGTTCGGCAATTTCCGCGAGCCGCTTCTGATCCCACGAGACGCGCTTGGGTAACTCGTAGGTGACGCGCAACGGGCCGTCGGAGAGATGCGACACGCCGAAGTCACGACCGGAATCCAGCAAGGCCGCGCGCCCCTGCTCGCCGTAGCGCTGCTCCAGGGCGGTATTGACCCGTTCGCGTGCTTGCTTGACCCAGGTCGCCAACTCGTTCAACGTGATGTCGAGTTCCTGCAGGCGCTGGTGTGGCAATCCAGCAATCTGGCTGACAGACAGATCAGGCAGGTCGGATGGGAAAATCATGAGATCGCTCATGCCAGCCCCCTCACGCGAATGCCCGCTCGGACGTCGAGCGGTAGAGGATGCGTTGTTCCCACTCCAGGACGCCGCCCTGGCCATCAATCGGATACCCGACTTTTTTGGAGAACTTTGCGAAGAGAGGGCCTCTGCCAAGTCCGCGCCATCTCTGGAGCGTCTTAGGGGAAAGACCCCACCGGTTGGCGAGTTCAAGCTCGCTTAAGAAACGCCGTTCGGCTGATCCCGAGGGCGCGTGGATGGTTTGATGTGTCACCGTTTTGTCCTTTCATAAGTTAATCGGCAACACGAATATTGATGCGCACTTCCGGGCTATCCGGCGGGTTTCCCGGCGGGAAATCTGCCGATTGCGGTTATCGACGCCCAGAATGACGATGCCCCGCACTGGGCGGGGCATCGGGTACGCTAGAGGGGGTTTGCGGCTACCGCCGCTTCAACCAATAGTAGCCGTGGTCGTTCCATTCGGCGACGCGACTGAACCCCTCGAACTGGCGAGGGTTGTGCCGAAATATCTCCACGGGGTTTTTCTGCGCAGAGTCGATCTCATACATGATCGAGTCCTTGAAGCACTTCCCAACCTTGGCGGCATGGAGGTACGCCAGCACCGCTGCCTGCAGGGCGCTGAACTCATATTCCTCGCCATCGATCACCGCGACACGGAAATTTTCAAAGAAAACCGGGCTGGCATCGTGCTGTCGCAGATGCGCGGGTTTCAGGCACCAATTCCAGCGATCCTCATCTCGCTCCA